CGTAACCTTACGACTTAAATCCGGACTATTTAAAATCAGTGTTTTGATCTGATCTGAAAGCGTGGCCGTGTCTGGAATCGTTCCAGCTTTAATAAGAGCTTCTTGAGCTTTTGCGTTTGCCTTTTCAATCTCGATAGCAGTTGACTGCTTGGCTTGTTCAAGCTGTTTATCAACTTCCTTTTTGATCTTATCGACATCTTCCGTGTCAATACGCTTCTCCCACTGAGAGCCATTCCATACGTACATACGGTCGTAGATGCCGTTCTTCTCAAACCAAATATCGCCGATCTTGTGTTCTTTGTCATCTGGTCTGTTGTACCAAACTTTATTTCCCTGTGCATTTAAGAGATAGTCTGGCAAGCTATTCTCAAAGTCCTGCTGGGCTTTAGCGATATCATCTACCCGTCCGGCAAGTCCGCTTTGCATAGTCGCTCTTACGTTTGTTCCGATGTCACCATATTCTACGCTCTCGTTTCGTTCGTTGACAAAATCGTAAGTGATTGTGGTTACTTTCAAAGTTTCATCAGTAAGCCCAATCTGTGGATAATAAACAGGTACAATATCGCATAATTCAACTTCTTCAATCCAGCCATTATCAGCATAATCGAGTGTGCGTGCTAAATCAGCATACTCGATTTTGATGTTGATCTTAGGCTTACCAATTTCATTGCGCTCCATGTAATCATTAGCGATTTTACGCAATTTATCGGGTGTCGGGATATCCTTACTCTTGCTATCGCTCTTAAATTCGCTTGAAAAGTCTACGACTTTAATTCTGCGATGCGCGTAGAGGGCCTTATATTTACTATCTACGTAGTTTTCTGGCAGTGTGACCGTTACTGGATCGGGCTGGCTATCGCTAGTATCGCCCTCTGGTTTATCGGGAGTATATGTTGCGAATGGCAACACGCTAGTGTATGCACTCTCAATCGTTTCATCAAGTTCAGCAGATAAGATATTTCTGCCATACTCTAGCACGGTTGGAGCAGTACGGCCTAACTGCTTATGCAGTCGCACGGTCATATTGTCAAACTCATATTCCCCGCCATAGATGTCCAAAATAGAGCCTTCTACACCACCAAGGGCTTGTCTTGCATTCTCCATTTTGGAGATGTCAAACACACCCTTACCAGTCGTCTGGATATCAGACCAAACATCAAAACGTAGATCACCAATCGTTGCATTGTGCCAGATTGCGAGAGCAGTAAAGGCAGAACCACTAAAGGGCCTGCCATTCACTAGCCCCATGTATTCCAGCTTATGACTGATATGCTGACCGTAGATTTTAACGATGTTACTGCTATCTTTTACGATTCGCGAGATCTCAAAGGTTTGGTTTTTAGTTCGCAGTCCAGCGTCAGCCTTGAGCTTCATTTCTTTCTCAAGGGTTGCAACCATTGGATCGTTCGCGGGAATTTCTGAATATAGCGTATAATTTCCGTTGCGTTCACGGGTTACATTCCCCTTGGTAACGTTAAGTTCACCAAGACCGTAAGTGTCAAAGGCCGTCTCATTTTTATTAAACAAAATAGGTCTCATAATTTGACTCCCCAGTTTGGAATAATAAACACCTCAAAATTCCCGTCCCAACTAATCAAGTTACGGCCGTAGTCAAAGTAAGGCATCTGAAATTGAGGAGATCGCACCACTTTATCCCACGCTGGCAGATTGTCCTTAAATACTTGGTTTGCTTGCATATCTAGTGTGATCTTGCCTTGCACACCTTTTAACTTGGTCTTGCGACCGTTAATAGTAAGCGTACAATCACCCGATCCAACCAGTGTGATAATTGGTTTTGCGTTGACGTTTCCCAGGCCATTGATCGCAACTCCGTTTGTTAGCTTTTGAGTAGTGCGTCCTTGCTTGTAGAATTTGACTGGGTATGTCAAAAAGTTTAGTTTGACTTTCCCAAACTGCTTCATAAGGCTTGACACTTCGAAAGTTTCGATAAAAGCTGACCGGTAGATGAAATCCGGGTCCCAGGATAGGGTCAAATCTTTATAACCGTCTACATTGAGCCAGTTACTAATGTCGCTTTCTGCGTCCGTGAGCTTACGGTTTGAAAGGACGGTACAAGGCAACTCGATAGTAACAGATTTAAGACGGTTCTTTGAGATCAATAGATCACCATCACGACCAGGGACCGCTACTGTTTCTACGTCGCTACCAGTGGAACTAATAATATAGTCGCTGGTCACTCGTAGACCATGAGTAGTGCTTGATACACCATTAAAAGTAAAACTTCCCATTATGCCATTCTACCTCCTTCCAAGTTTGTATAGTAAGCAAGCTCACGCAAGAGCCTGCGCATATTTTCCGGGCTAAAGAAGTTGTCATTAGCCGTACCGTTTGCGTTGAGTGTGTAGTTGTTGGTTACGTTTGAGCTTGAGCTTCCACCGCCTGCGTAGCCGAAGCGAGTAGCTAGTGTATCAGTCAGACCACTGACAAGATCACCGCGACCTGGCAAGTTAAAGCCAAAGCCATCCGTGTATTTCTTGCCAGACTCTACGGTTTTATTCGCAAGGTCAGTCATTGAGTCGTCTACATAGTAGCCGTATTTTTCAATACCTACTGCCATACCCTCTGGGATAGCGCGACCGACTTGATCTCTAAAGACTTTTGATGGCGAGTTGATCCGCAAAGTAGATCGGGCTGCTGCAACCGCGCTACTTGCGATGCTGGCTGCTGCTGCTGCAACCGATCCAGCCATCGCATAGATACCGCTCATCATGCCCTCGCCAATAGCCGTACCTGCGCTATAACCTCCACTATATCCACCAGACATTCCGCTGTGAGCCGATGATTTCAAGGCACTTGACGCACCATGTACCGCGCCGTTTTGGCTAGCGATACCACTAGTAACACCCGTACCAAATTGTGATCCAGCATTTCTACCGTCGTGCCCTAGCGAGTTAACTGACGCATTAATCATCATCTTCATCGCATTAGACGCACCAGTAGCAATACCTTGCGAGGAATTGATACCACCACCGATGCCAGTACCGAATTGTGAACCGTACTGTTGCCCGTTAATGGACATCGCGAGGAATTGAGCCGAAATAGCAAGGTTCATCACAGATGCTGCACCAACTGCTACCTGTTGACCGACAGCGATACCGGTTGCGATACCAGAACCAAACTCGGACCCTTTGTTTTGTCCGTCTGTGGCCATGCCGTCCATCGTAGCGGTTGCGTTTGATTTAAGGGTACTTGCTGCACCTTGCACGACATCGGACCGGCTCAATACACCATCTCCGACACCAGCACCGAGTTCAGCACCTTTTACTTGACCCTCACCAAACAATCCAGCGAGTGCGCCAAGTGATGCATTTTTGAGTACTTCACTTGCACCCTGTACAGCACCTTGATTCTCAGTCATGCCTTGGGCATACTGACCACTTACCTGTGATCCGCTATACTTGGCTTCTGTTGGTAAGTTGTTGAAGGCTTGTTTAGATGCCTCTGTGACTTCGGACGCTGCCTGTTGGACATCGCCTTTTCCAGACCGCATACCGTCGCTTACTTTTTGAGGGATCTCACGGCCTTTAACTTCAAAACCGGCATCAGCGAGTGCGCTTCTGAACTCATCACCGATAGCGGTTACCATGCTCTCGATTTCGGGCGGTAACTCTTGACCAGTTGCCCGAATACCCCGGAGGAAGCCTTCCTTGGCTTTATCTCCTGCCTCAGTCCATTTAGTATTGAGTCGTCCTAGTTGTTCATCGGACGAATCTACAAGGGCCTGCGTTTGGTTGGCCATTTTAGGACCAGCCTGGCGCATTTGCTCGATAAGACCTTGGTCAAGCCCGCGTTTAGCGAGTGTTTCAAGGTTCTGCGACCACTTATCAACTGCGTCGATGTTTTTCTGCAAGTTAGCGGTCATCTGGTCCGCAGATAAGGCCGTCTGCTGTTCGATAGCCTGGAAAGCATTTTGAACTTCGCCTTTGAGATTCGCAAATTCTTGTTGCATCATCTCTACAGCTTTTCGCTGTGCTTCGTTCATGTTTTCCATCGTATAGATCATACGACCAGACGCATCTTCTGTAGATTTAGCCTTGACTTCGTTATTCTTAACGATTGTATTCGTTAATTCGTTGTCAGAATCCTCGGTTTTCTTGATGTCGTCCTGTAACTTCTTAACTTCTTCGTTGTATCTCTTCTTGGCTTCTGTCTTGATACCATCTCGGATTTTCCCGCCAGCAAAAGCAACGTCTTCTATTTTTTCAGTCTTATCAAGGACACCTTGGTACTCTTTCTCGAGTTCCTTCATCTTATCCTTGATTTCAAGGCGCTTCTTGGCATTCTCGACCATTCTCTCGTTTGCAGCTTCAATCTCAGCCGAAGCTTTGGCAATCTCAATCTGCTTCCGGATCGCGTCCGTGGTCATATTGATTGTGCCCGTGGCCTTGTCGTACTGGATATTCAAGCCCTCAATACGTGAGTTGAGGGTTTCTGCTGCCGACGCAAGCTCTTTCTTCTGAGCGGCAGTCTTGTTTTCAACCGAGTTCAGTTCGTCGATCTTCTTGACTAATCGCTCGTTGTCCTCGGCTGTCGCTTGGATCTCATTTCTACGATCTTTATAGGCTTCATTGCCTTTGTTTATGCTTTCATGTAGATCATCGAGGGATTGCTGGAATTCTTTTGCTTTCTCTTTCGCCTTTTTGGTTTCTTCGCTTTCTTGCGTCAACCAAGACACCAGGCCAGCGATAGCACCGACAACGATAAAGACTCCACCAGATGATAGAGCTGCCAAAGCCCCAGCGAGTCCAGTAGTAGCACCCGTTGCTACAAGTGAGGTACTGGTTAGAGATACCAGGGACGTGATAAGCGTACCAATTAAGCTACCGATCCCCTTGATAATGGATAGCCCCAGCATCGCCCCTTTAAAGAGCAAGACTGCTCCTGCGACACCAGCGAAGATTGAGATAAGCGGGTCTAAAACAGGCTTGAGAAAGCCTAATACACTCACTAGTCCCTTAACAATTGGAGTAGCACCGCGGATAACACTAATGATAACGTTAAAGGTGCTGTTTACTGCTCCTTTAATGCTATCAAGGTTTTGAGCTATACTCTTGCCAGTAACTGCCTTGCTCATCTTATCAAACTCGGCAATGACGTTTGCGATCCCTTTTGCTACCGCGTTCACGATGTTACCGAATGATGTTTTAATACCTTCAGAGTTTTTCTTCGCCATTTCAGCAAAGCCATTTGTACCCTTGTTAAGCTCAATCAGTCGCTTACTGAAATCAGCGAACGTGATCTTGCCGTCTTGTAAGGCTGAGTAAAAGTCCTTTTGGGCCGATGCACCAGCAAAACCAAAACTTTCAGCGGTCTTCTGCAATGCATAAGGCATGGTTTCTTGCAATGTCTTCCAACTTTGCATATCAACCTTACCAGCAGATAACATCTGGGTGTACTGTTGCAATCCACGGCTTGCATCTTCTGTAGATGCACCAGAAGCAAGAAAGGCATTATTTAGGGCGATTGTCAACTTCGTAGACTGTTTGAGGTTACCAGTCATTGAGGTTAACTTCTGGGTTGTACTTACAACTGTATCAAGTGTTGTAGGTAGTCCCTCGATACCCTCAGAAAGTAGCTTAGTAGACGCTGCCACATCTTTTGAAGAGTGGCCCAGCGATTTCATCACTTTAGGGAACCGTTGCAATGTATCAAAGCGGTCAATAGCCTTGTCCATTGACTGGCTTACAAGGTTCATGGCTGAGCTTACAGCTTTAAAGGCTACCGCACCGACCGAGAAGTTTTTGATTGCGTCTTTGATCTTGTCAAATTTTGACGCGCTCCTTTCAGCCTGGTCGCCCGTGGTCTTGATGATGTCTTTTAGTTTGACAAAACCGCCCCCGCTTTGAGATGCGACTTGCCCGGCTCTATGGGCTAGATCAGCGCTTACCTTAAAGCCATTCCCACCGGTTTTACTGATTGTGCCAGCTTCCCTTACTTTCTCGGCTGCCTGTTTAAAAGCATCACCGCCAGACTTAGAGAGCGCGCCGGCTTCTTTGATTTTAAAACTTGCTGACTTAAAGCCTTCTCCGCCTGTTTTGGCTTCGTTGCCAGATGCTTTTACTTTTTCTGCCGCTTGCTTAAAGCCATCACCAGACCGTTGGGCAAGATCAGAGCTTTCTTTGACTTTCTCCCCAGCTTGTTTAAAACCAGAACCAGAGCGCCCAGCTAAATCAGAGCTTTCCTTGATCTTCTCCCCAGCACGACGAAAGCCATTGCTAGAGGTTTCTGATAGTTTCGCACCCTCGGCCATACGGTCACCAGCGCGTTTAAAACCTTGTCCAGCTCTTAGAACTTTATCACCGGTCGCCTGAATACCATCGCCTGCGCTTTTGACTCCCTGGCCCGATCTTCGAGCTTCGGACTCTAAACGCTTCAAGGCATCTGATAGTTCTGTAAGTTTGCGTCCGTTAACCTGGACGTCAATAACTATCTTTCCATCTGCCATTATTCATCTCCCTCCTTTCCGTCTAATCTGTATTTGTTTTGTAACCGGCGCATTTTGGCCTTATACTCGCTACTATCGTTCTTTGAGGGTTTCCAAGACCGTATCTCTACCAATTGAGATACAGCCGTTCCCTCTGGTAAACCGTTAAGTAGCGCGATAAATTCGGGCCATGTTAGCCGGCCTTGTGCTTCAAAGAGGTTGATATTGTACGCTTGCACGAAGCTCGCGTAAATTTCCTGGGCGTCTACTTCAAAATCAATCAAACGAATATCTTCTTCTTCGTCCTTGGCTACCGGCATAGGGTTTCCGTGCCGGTCATAAACCACGCGCTCTTTTTTGGTTTTCAAAAAATGCTCGTCGATATATTCCCATACGGCCACTATGTCCTCTGGATTGTCCAAGGCTTCGTCCGTCATCATTAAAACCGCTGTACGCATCTTTTCGAGATTATTCATGACTTCGTTGTCAAACATCTCAAAGACATCAAGCACCAGATCAAAAGAGCAGTCCACTTCATAGGTGCGCCCGTTTAATTCGAAGGAGTTCTGTATAGGCTCATTTAATTTCATGAGCGGTCCTCCTTGTTATTTTTTGCTGGTTTTTTTTGTTTTCTTCGCTTTCGCTTTTTTAACGAATGACTCAGCAACCGCACCCGATGCTTTGGCCCGTTCTTGGCCTAGACGTTCGATTTCAGCACCCAGCATTGTATCAACCTCATCAAATGCATGATCCAAAGCGTCAATGTCTGGATAACGTTCATAGAGTTTAGCAAAGGTACCGTCACCGAATAACACATCATATTTAATCTCCGTCATTTTTTTCTGAATCTCAAAGGCTTCGTCAATAACCCGCTTGTTAATGACTCCTTCTTTGAGATCGTCAAACTCTCCGTTATTAGATCGCTCAATCAGCTCTAACTGGTATTTATTAAAGCGTTCTGCGATCTCTTCCTGGAGCGTTGCAAGGCGTGAGATATTTTCTAGTGATGTATCAAACTGTAGTTCGATTTCTCCGATTTTAATGGGAATGTAGTTGCGTTTTAGTTCAATTGAAATAGACATGATTTTTCCTCCTTTAATGCACAAAAAAGAGCGCTACCTAAACAGATAGCGCCCAATAATTCGATTAGACGACTGCTGAAATTTTTGGAAGTGAATTATACGAGATTTTGCAAGAAAATTCTTCGTATTCTGCAGCAGCGCCCGAACCAGCTTTGATATCAGATACGGTAGCGATTCCGACTGCTTGGTTCTTGCCATCAGCATCTACGATCTTATGCCATACAAGTCGTTCATTGCCGAGTTTGTATTTAAGACCAGCGATGTGCTTCATGGCTGGGTCTTCCTTGTCGTAAGTGCCTTTGAAAGTGTAAGAGCCTTTAACAGATGTAACCGTAGTCTCTTCTGTACCGTCTCCATCATAGTAAGCTACAGAAGTTGTAGCCTCATCTGTATCATCTGCGATGTCTTCGATCCATTTTGCAAGTTCCAAATAAGCAGATTTTTCTGGTTCTACTTTTGGATCAGTTACAGGAGCGATGAAATGCCCACGTAGGGCGTTTTTATAACGTGCCATATATTAATTAATTCCTTTCTTTTTTCGGTTGGAAAACCGTAATGTTTGCTTGAATATCTTGTAAATAGATGTAGTAGCCTTGCTCGTCTCTTTCATTCAGAAACGGCATTGCCACTTCTAAATTTTCGAACGCATACGATCTGTTAGCGCTTGGAATGTCTACGAATAAATCCGATAAGGCCTCGTTAACTGCCCATAGACAGGTATTAGCCTTTTCGTGATCTTTCGTTTTAACTGCAATTTCAAACGGTAGAGATACATCTCTGGCTTCGTCCATATAGATCTTATTGATCTTTCCACCAGCTAGTGGATAAACCACAAGGCTCTCGTCTTCGTCTAAATAATCCATACGGGATGTAATAGGGAGATCAAGCGAATTGATAAAAGCATTAAGTCTTTCTAAAAAATCATTTTTAGCGATCATAGTCCTAATACCTCCCTTCCCTTATCTGCCCATTTGTCACCATACATTCCTTTAGCTTTCAAGTCCCACCGTGGGCCTGTACCAGGAGTAGTATACTTGCTGAACTTAAAACTACGATGCTTGTTGTAGGACGATCCGTAAAACTGCGCCCTGGTATAGACTGTGTTATATACAATCTGATTGCCAGAAACATGGCCAGAACCTCGAAGATCACCGTCACGGAGAGGCACGAACCTTTCCATGTCCAACATCGCTTGGTTAGCGATAGCATACTCAGCAACTTTCTTTGCATTCGGACCAAACTTCTTATTAATCCGTCCTAGATCAACTGTGATACTAATTCCCATTAGATCACCTCGATTTCATAAGTAAGTATTCGCTTACTAATCGGGTGTCTGTTTGGAATGATCTTAACGATGATGTACTCTTGATTGTCTACAATCAATTTTCCGTCGATGTAAGAGCGATCGATTTCAAAGT